GCAATGAACGTCTACCATGAGGCTAGGAGTGAGCCTATGTTAGGTCAGTATGCAGTAGCACATGTAGTAATTAATAGAGTTAACAGTACCAAATGGCCTGATGATGTATGCTCTGTTGTACATCAGGGGTTAGATAAAGGCAGACACAAGTGTCAGTTTAGCTGGTACTGTGATGGTAAGTCAGACAAAGCACATGAAGAATTACCGTGGGCTAGGGCATTAATCGTAGCTGATAATGTACTGCGTGGTAAGATAAAAGATCCAACCAAGGGTGCAACACACTACCATGCAAGGTACGTTAAGCCGTACTGGAGTGCATCACTCAACAACACTGTAATTTATGGGTCACATAAATTCTATCAATAGGAAATAAAATGTATAAAGAAACAATAGAGTTAGTTATTTCCGTTAAAGAAGATGAGTTGTATGATTTAACTAAGGAGTTGACAGATACAACAGACAGAATTACTATGGAAATACAAAAACGTGCAAAAGAAATAAAAGAACTAGAAAAGAAAATAGAGGAGATGAAAGGTGGCTAATGATACACCACACTCACCATGCCCTTACGAAGATTGTGCATCATCAGATGCATTCAACTGGAACAAAGATGGCTATGGATTTTGTCACTCATGTCATCAATCGTATCCTACAAAAAATATGCCAGCTACTTTTGGCTGGGCTAAAGAGGAGTACCCATTGAAAGACAACAGACAACCACAAGCAATACCCGTTGAGGGTGTTAAGTACACTGGCATTAGGAGCATAGACCCTGATGTATGTAAGCTGTACGGTATTCAAATACAGACAGGCCCGAAGGGTGAGGATGTACGGTATGCCTTCAAGTATCCACATACTACTAAGTATCGTATGTGTAATGATAAATCTAAGTCATGGGTAAAAGATCGTGGCCTTGGTATGAACCACCTGTTTGGCCCAGAGTTTAATGCTGGTACAGGTAAACGTATATACATAACTGAGGGTGAGTTTGATGCAGCTTCGTTGTATCAGATACTAGGTAAGACTTTCCCTGTTAAATCTTTACCTTCTTCATCTATTGGAGAGAAGTTCATCAAGAATAATATGAAATACTTATCCTCATTCAGAGAGGTTGTGTATGCTGGTGAGCTTGATGATCCGGGCCGTAGGGCTGCTAACAAATTGTATCAGGCATTCCCTGAGAAGTTTTACTTTGTACCTATGACAGAGTTCAAAGATGCTAATGAGTTCCTTGAAAAAGGTAAGGCTACCAGCCTGATGTGGGCTGCTAAGTCACCTCAGAGATACTCACCTGAGAACTTCTTTTGTTCTGCTGATGACTTCTCTCATGCACTACGCAATGAAAGTCCCTATGAGTATGTGTCTACTGGTCACACAGGTCTTGATGAAAAGATACGTGGCATGGTTAGGGGTGGGCTAACATTCTTAAAGGCTCCCCGTGGTACTGGTAAGACAGAAGTAATACGTTACTTTGAGACAGGCTTACTTAAAGATCCTAATATCAAGATAGCTCTTCTACACATGGAAGAAATGAAGTCCACTACATTACGTGCTATGGCAACATACCATCTAGGCTGCAATGTCAGGACGAAAGAGGATGCTGATAATAATAATGTTACCCTTGAGTCAGTAGAAAATGCAGCAAATACTATAGCAGACTCTACCAACAACAGGACAATCATCTTTGAGATGATGTCGCATGATGATCCATTGAAGCTGCTAGACTATACAAGGTTAGCAGTGTCAGCCTATGGTGCTGACTATGTATTCGTTGACCATGTACAACGTCTAGCCTACCTATCTAACTCAGGTGTTGATGGTGCTACCAGTACGTTGACCACACTAGGTTCACGTATGGCACAGCTTGCCAAGGAGTTGAACATAGGTGTGATATTTATATCACAGGTCAATGATGATGGACGTACTAAGTATGCTGCATCTCTTGAAGAAGAAGCAATCATATGTATAAAGATAGAACGTAATGCTGAAAGTGAGGATGAGGTTGAACAGAATACTACTAACTTTATTGTGGATAAGAATAGACCCTTTGCTAAACTTGGCAACGCTGGTTCTGTTTACTATGACCCAGTGACTACGATACTTAGGGAAGATATTTTTGGTGAGGGGAATGAATCCACATGATAGTATTTGATGTAGAGGCAGATGGATTATTTAGACAGGCTACAAAAATACATTGTCTATCTTATACTAGTAACGGTAAGGATTTTAAAAGCCTTACTGACTACAATGATATGAGAGACTTACTGTTAAATGAGAATGTATTAGTAGGACATAACATAACACGTTATGATATACCTTTATTAAATAAACTATTAGGCATTAAGATAAAAGCAAAACTCTATGACACTCTTGCAATGTCATGGGTAATTAATACTGATAGACCCAAGCATGGGCTAGAGTCTTTCGGAGAAGACTTTGGTATACCTAAACCAGTTGTTACTGATTGGGAGTCACAGGATATACAAGTGTATATACATCGTTGTGAAGAAGATGTAAAAATAAATTGGATGCTTTGGTCTAACCTCATCCAAAGGTTTATGTTGGTATACAAATCAAAAGAAAACCTAGACAAGTATCTTAGATACCTGTCGTTTAAAATGCAGTGTGCTTTTAAGGCTGAGTTTTATGGTTGGAAACTTGACAAAGATCTTGCACAAGATTGTGTAGATAAGCTTGAGCTACAACAGAAAGAAAAGATTGATGAGCTAAAGACTGTGATGCCAATGCGTACTTTGTTTAGAAAGAAAACTAAGCCTAAAGTTATGCACAAGAAGGATGGTACACTGTCTAAGCAGGGTGAAGAGTGGCAAGCTTTACTTCTGGATAACATGCATCCCTCGTACTATGTCGGTGAAATAGAAGTAGTCAAAGGTGTTGAGGAGCCTAACCCTAAGTCTAGTGATCAAGTAAAGTCTTGGCTAAGATCATTAGGTTGGAAGCCTTGTACATATAAGTATGACAAAGACAAAGATGGTCAGGAGAAAAAGATACCACAGGTTAGAAAGAATGGACACCTAACTGAGTCAGTTAAGTTGCTTATACAAACAAACCCTCATGTAGAAGTTCTTGATGGACTGACTGTGATACAACACAGACTAGGTATCTTCAAAGGTTTCTTAGAGTGTGAGGTAGATGGGTTTGTTCAGGCAGGTATCGAAGGTCTTACTAATACACTTAGGTTCAAGCACAGAAAACCTTTGTGTAATCTTCCGGGAATTGATAAGCCTTGGGGTAATGAGGTACGTGGATGCTTAGTAGCACCTGAAGAGGATTCAGTTTTGTGTGGTGCTGACATGACATCCCTTGAAGATACAACAAAGAGACACTATATGAAACCGTATGATCCTCAGTACGTAAAAGAAATGTCACAGGATGGATTTGATCCACACCTTGACCTTGCTAGACATGCTGGGGCTGTTACTCAAGAACAAATACATAAGCACAACTCAGGGGAAATATCATTGAAGTCCTTACGTAAGAACTACAAGGTTGTTAATTACTCTGCTACCTATGGTGTTGGTGCAGCTAAGTTATCTAGGGAGACAGGCATGACAGTAAATGAAGCAAAGAAACTTCTTGATGCATACTGGCAACGTAATTGGGCAGTAGCACAGTTCGCTAAAGACAACCTAAAGAAAGTCAAAACAATAGCAGGTCAGATGTGGGTACAGAATCCTGTAAGTAAGTTCTGGCATACACTGAGGTATGAGAAGGATGTATTCTCCACACTCAATCAATCCACTGGTGCTTACTGCTTCGACAAGTGGATGGCCTACTACTTACAGTCAAGACCCAACATCATTGGACAGTTCCATGACGAATCAATTAACGTTGTGAAGAAAGGTTCAGAGGAGCAACACAAGTTAATACTTGTATCAGCAATAGAGAAACTAAATAAGGAGTTAAAACTTAATGTACAATTAGGTATTGATGTGCAGTTCGGAAATAAATATTCTGAAATACACTAATAAAAGTCTTGCATGTGCTTTTTAATACATGCTACTATTAAGATCTTAACATATATAGGAGTTGTCACACATGGCAAAAATTACAGTAACAGGTTTAGCACAATGGGCTAAAGTATTTGAACAAAACCGTGACCTACTAGGTTACCAAGGTCAGTGGGCAGACACTGATGGACGATGCTCTATTGAGATGGTTCTTGATGATGACAATGCAAAACGCATTACAGCTTCAGGTTGCATGAGCAAAGGTAAGGAAGATCCAGAGGGTCGTGGTACTATCTTCAAGTTTAATCGTAAGTTCTCTACCCCAAATGATTGGGATGGTGATGCACCTGCGGTATACAAAGCAGACGGTACTAAGTGGGACTATGAAGCTGATGGTACTATCGGTAATGGTTCAGAGGTTCTAGTAGAACTAGATGTCTACAAGAATAAAGGTTACGCTACTTACACTACACGTTTGGAACGTGTGAAGGTAATCAATCTTGTAGAGTATAACTCTGATGGCAGTGGTAAGAACGATCCCTTTACTGCTAACATTGCACCAAACGATAATGCTAATGTTGTAGCATCTCAATCTGTTGATAGTGCTATGGAAGCTCTTGACGAAATCCCTTTTTAATAGGAGAGAAATATGCCTAAGATAGAAACACTAGTAAAAGATATGTACGCTGTAATTGAAGGAAAGGGTGGGTGGGATAAGACAATTACACAGTATCTTGCAGATAACATTTCAGCTAACGCTGAAGCAAGGTTTAAAGAACCTCAGAAACCTAGAGGGTATTTGAGTTTCTCTTCTATCGGTTCACCTTGTAAAAGAAAGACTTGGTATAGGATAAATAAAACAGCTGAAGCTGCACCATTAAATCCTCAACTACTAGGTCTTTTCTTTTACGGGGATCTACTTGAGACTTTAGTCTTGGCCCTAGCAAAAGCTGCTGGGCATGACGTTCAAGGTGAACAAGATAGAATGTCTGCTGGTGGTATCAGAGGGCATAGGGATGCAGTCATTGATGGTATGACCATTGATGTTAAATCTTCCTCAAGGTATGGGATGAGTAAGTTTGTTAATCATACCTTGAGAGAGGATGATCCTTATGGATACATCAGTCAGTTAAGTTCTTATGTGTATGCTGCTAAAGATGATCCTTTAGTAACAGATAAAAAGCAAGGAGCTTTCCTTGTCGTACAGAAAGATACCTTCAATCTTTGTCTTGATACCTACGACTTCTCAAAAGAGATAAAGACTAAAGAAAAAGAGATAGCAGATATAAAATCAATAGTGTCTGGTTCGTTGCCTACTGAACGTATCAAACCTATTAAGCAATCTGCTACTTCCGAGAATACAAAGTTATCCTTTGCTTGTGCAGGTTGTGAGTACAGGAAAATTTGTTGGCCTGAAGCTAGGGTCTTTAAGTATTCTTCAGGTAAGGAATATTTAATTGATGTAGTTAAGAAGCCTCAAGTAGAGGAGTTAATAGATTGAGTAAGCAGGGTAAACAAAAGGGTAGGCTTGGACAACAAGAGATCAGGGATGCCCTACTTAAAACTTTTACAGAGCTTGAGCCTGATGATGTTAAGTCTACAATTATGGGAGACACTGGTGCTGACATTCAACTATCACCCAAAGCACAAAAGATTATACCCATATCTATAGAAGTTAAACGAAGGAGATCAGGACTCAAAACTGTTTACAGTTGGATGGATCAGGCAACTAATCATAGCAAAGGCCCACCAGTTGTCTTCTATAGATCAGACAGACAGCCTTGGTTGGTTGTTGTAAACTTGGAGCATTACTTAGAATTATTAAGGGGTACAAAGTAAATGTATGTGAACTCAGACTTACGCAAACCAAAGGTTAAAATATGGGGGGTTGTAGAAGGTCCAATCAGTGTATCAGACATTGATGATATAGACACAAATCTTTATATGAACCTTTGCAAAGTAGAAGTTAACGGCAGTATACAACACATAGAATATTTCTTTGATACAATGGACGATGCATACAATATGTGTAAGCACTTTCTTACTAGCATTGATCCTTTAGAAGTAGAACTCAATGATGATGATGATTGACATTGTGTTCTTTATGAGTATAACTGGAGACTTTAACTTTGGAGTATGAACTAAACTTAAAAATAAAAGTAGATAAGAATGCTAATTTTTTAGAGGTCGGAATAGACAATCACTCTGAAATTTTAGGTGAACTAACACTTAATGCTATGCATGACATAGATGATATAACAGTCGTAGAATGTGAGGTAATGAAATATGACTAAGATAACAATAGACAATGTAGATTATGACGATGAAAATTTTACTGATGAACAACGTAGTTTATTAAATGAGCTAAAGAATAACAGTGCTGTTTCATCTGGTATTAAGTATCAGTTGCACAGCTTAGATGTGCTAAGAGACTTGCTTACTAAGCAGCTTAAAACTTCCCTTGAGGAAAAGGAAATAGATACACCTGATGAATAGCAATTACTTACCTACTGACTATCAAACATTTATTGCTACAAGCCGTTATGCTCGGTGGCTAGAAGAAGAAGGAAGGCGAGAGACATGGGCAGAAACTGTTGAACGTTACATAACTAATATAGTTAAGCCGTTACTTAAAACAAAAAAAGATGTGGATGAAATACGTGATAGCATTCTATCATTAGAAGTAATGCCAAGTATGAGATCACTAATGACTGCAGGTAAAGCAGCATCCCGTGATAATACTTGTATGTATAACTGTAGCTATCTACCTGTGGATGACCCTAAGTCATTCGATGAGGCTATGTTCATCTTGCTCTGTGGTACTGGTGTCGGGTTCTCCGTAGAGAGCCAGTTCATCAATAAGCTCCCAGATGTGCCTCAACTCTTTGAGAGCGACACTTGTGTTGTCATCAAGGACAGTAAAGAAGGGTGGGCGAAAGGTCTTAGGCAAGTGTTAGCACTCCTCTGGGCTGGTGAGATCCCTAAGTGGGATGTTAGTAAGGTTCGTCCAGCTGGTTCAAGACTAAAAGTATTTGGTGGTAGAGCCTCTGGCCCTGCTCCATTGATTGATCTGTTTAACTTTGTTATATACACCTTTAAACAATCTTCTGGTAGAAAACTAAACTCATTAGAGTGTCACGACATTATGTGTAAGATAGGTCAAGTCGTGGTAGTAGGTGGAGTCAGAAGGTCAGCTATGATTAGTTTGTCAGATTTAAATGACAGTCTAGTTCGTCATGCTAAGTCTGGTAACTGGTATGAAAAAGAAGCTCATCGTGCATTAGCTAACAACTCTGTAGCTTACTTAAATAAACCATCTAGTATGGAGTTCATGCATGAGTGGTCTTCTTTAATGAAGAGTGGCAGTGGTGAAAGGGGTATCTTTAACAGAGAGGCATCTAAGAAACAGGCAGTTAAGAACGGTAGGCGAGATCCTAACTATGAGTTCGGGACTAACCCTTGTAGTGAAATAATTTTACGGCCTTATCAATTTTGTAATCTATCTGAAGTAGTTATAAGAGCAACAGATACTGTAGAAGATATTGCACGTAAAGTCCGCATCGCTACGGTCTTGGGTACAATACAGAGTACTTACACACACTTCCCTTATCTAAGAAAGATCTGGCATACCAATACTGCAGAAGAAAGATTGCTTGGTGTATCACTCACTGGCATAATGGATAACCCTTTGATGACCACAAAAAATAAAGGGTTAGCTGACACGTTGGAGTACTTAAAAGATGTGGCTGTTACTACTAATGCTAAGTATGCAAAGTATCTTGATATACCTGTGGCTACTGCTATTAGCTGTGTTAAACCCTCTGGAACCGTATCACAACTGGTTGATTCAAGTTCTGGCATTCATGCTCGCCACAGTAACTATTATATTAGGACTGTACGGGGTGGGAATGAAGATCCATTAACTAGGCTAATGTCTGATCAGGGTATCCCTAACGAACCTGATGTAATGAATCCAAATGCTACTACAGTATTTAGCTTCCCTATGAAAGCACCAGAGGGTGCGGTAGTTACTTCAGACATGACAGCCATTGAACAACTTGAGATGTGGTTGATGTATCAAAGACATTGGTCTGAACATAAGCCAAGTGTTACTTGTAATGTTAAGGCAGATGAATGGTTTGATGTATTAGCTTTTGTCTATAAGAACTTTGATGAAATGTCTGGTGTTAGTTTTCTTCCTTATGATGAGCATACCTATCAACAAGCTCCTTATACTGAGGTAGATGAGGTCAACCCTGTATTTAAAATAGACAAGGATGGTAACTTAACAGATACTATAGAAACTCATAGCTACAAAAGTTTGTTAGCTTTAATGCCTAGTAGTATTGATTGGTCTAAGTTATCAGAGTATGAACTAGAAGATACTACATCTGGTATGCAAACGTTAGCCTGTAGTGGTGATGTTTGTGAGATGGTTGACATTACATAATAGTTTATCCCCCTGCAAAGGGGGGTTTACACACTCAAACTCAACTGGTATTATTACCACAATAGAAATATTTGGAGCAATAAAATGGCTGTAAGAAAACCTTTTAATAGAGCAATGTATCAAATGTTTGACGGTATTGCTAAAGAAACTTTAGTTACTTACTTAGAAAGTAAGGGACATACTATTGTTAATAGTAAAGAAGATTACTACGCAGATGTTGTCTCAGAAAAAGATGGCTACACTTACTTCAATGAAGCAGAAGTAAAGTCTCAGTGGAAAGGTGATTGGCCTGACCATTGGAAGGAGATAAGAATACCAGAAAGAAAGCAAAGGTTGCTGGATAAATACGAAGGAGAGAATGGAGTATTAAACTTCTATGTATTTCGAGGAGACATGAAGAAGGCATGGCGTATTAAAGATACCTGCTTAACAAAAGAAAGTCTTGCCGAAGTAAAAGGTAGCAGACGAATAAGAAAAGGTGAACTATTCTTTCACATCCCTTACACTAATGCGGAGCTAATTGAGTTATGAATAAACCATCAAGAATGCCAGACGAAAATCTTATTGCTCAGTATAATTCTGTCAGTAAACCCTTTCATTATAACACAGGTGAAGTAGAATGCATTGACTATATCAAACAGGTATTAGGTAATGAGGGATTCATTTCTTACTGCCAAGGTAATATGATTAAGTATCAACACCGTCATAGGTACAAGAGTAAACCTGTGGAAGATATGGAGAAGGCAAGCTGGTACATGAACAAGATGATGGAAACAATGAGAGAGGTACACAAATGAATCCTTATGATGAAGGCCAGAAATCTTTTAGGTTAGGTAAGTTAGGTAATCCTTACTCACTAAATAGTAATAATAACAGAAGCTGGGAGTATGGCTTTAATACTGCATACTTCTCTAACTTAAAAAGAGTAAAAGATAATGAGCAAAGAATTAGAGAACGAGGCAAAGAACTACAAGAAAAAGAAACACACCTCTAAAGCAATGAAGCCCCTTACCACTAGACGGTATCTAGCAGGACAAGCTCTTGCTGGATTACTACCTAATAGTAAGGGGCGTCAAATGCCTGAGATAAAAAGATCAGCATATGAATGGGCAGACTATATGTTAGATGATGATTAATTTACTTTCTTAGGCTAGGTAAGTCTTCTGATTCAAATGCTTTATTGTATTCAGTTACCATTGAAAGCAAGTGCTGGCGTCTATTCATTTCTTCTGCAATAGACCCAGCATTTTCTATAAAGTCTTTAGAAGATGTAAAGCTTACACTACCAGTTTCATTTCTAAATTGATTTGGAAACATCTTTAAAACCTTGTCAAGATTTCCATGTTGTTTCTCAAACTTAGCTTGCTCTATATCATAAGTAGCACGTACATAACGAAGTCCAAATTTTCTAAATTTAGGGTCTTCTAAAAGTCCATCATAAGCTTTCTTTACATCTTGTGTTCTTTGGCCTATATGAAAATTTATAAAATTAGTTAAAAGTTTTCTTTTTAATTCAAACCCCTGTTGATCATTTGGTATTTGATCATAAGTTCTGTTAAGATATGCTACACCCTCATGGGGTTTTGTTTTTTTCCAACTTTTAAATTCAAAGGGCATTGTCTGGGATAAAGAATATCTAACTGCTTCATCTACAATAGCATTAGGTACTGTATAGCTTGAGTACATTTTGTAATCTTGAATACCTAACAGAGTCATTTCTTTTTGTATTAAAGTGCTTGGTGGTTCTTCACTTACACCAAATTGTTTTGTCATTGGATTCCAAGAACCGATAGGATTAGGATTAAATATACTATAAAGCCTAACGTCATGTCCTTTTTCTTTACCTTGAGTATAAGACTGACCATAGCTAATACCTGACCAATCTACTAAATTTTTAGTTGCTTGTTGTTTGAGATAGTCACTCTTAATTATATCCATTAAGAAATTTCTTTCTCCTGTCAATGAATCTTGAACCCGTAAGTCTCTTGTATAAGGATTACCTGCAGACTCATAGTCCATTTGACCTTGGAATGAAGACACAAAAGTTGTAGGATAAGAAAACGTAGACACTATGTCACCTAATTGTTTCTCTAATCCGGGAGTTGCCCCACCTTTTAAAGAAGATTCAGATAAATTTCTAATAAGATCAAACTCAAATTTAAAAGCTCCTGTTCTCATATCTGGTATACCACCAGCTATCTCTAAGATATTATCTTGGGTAGCTGTTTTATTCCAAGGTAAATTATTAAAGTATCTATATAATACATCTCCTATTAATGCATGCATAGCAAATGGACCAAGGACTCTTTTAAGATCACTCTCAGTTTTAGTAGTTTGAACCCACTTTGCAAAATCTATTTCACCCTTTTTTTCTTGAGCCATTTGATAGCCCATGAAAACAAGACTTGTACCAGTTATTGCTTTTGCACCTCGATCCGTCATTGTTTTTTGTGCATCACCAAAGACAGGGTTAAACCCACCTATATATTTTTCAAGTTTTTCTATTCCACCTGTTGCATATCCTATAGGACTATAGTCAGATATATACTCTAAGTGATTGGCAATGTATCGTGGGAATGGTACATCTGCTCCGACAGAAACAATGAAAGGAAGTTTGTAATGAATTTTTTGTAGACCTCTAGCACCTCTACCAAATAAAGACGTATCTTTTTTAAAGTCTTTTTGAAATGTAAATCTTTTTGCACTATCAATAGCATACTCCATAACACTTGGGGGTAGATCATCTAAAGTTAGATTACTACCATCTGCTTTTGTTTTAGTTAAAAACTCACCGAAGTTAGTGCCTATCTCAGGGTTGTTTAGTTGTCGTAATCTTCTATCTACTGCACTGTATAGTGCAGCTTCTTTATATACTGCATCTGTAGCAATGTTTAAAGTATTAACAAACCTACTCATACCTGAGAGAATAGATTTATTTCCGCTTACATCCATACCTTTTACTGTCTCATAGAATACAGATGTAAATTCAACTGGTGCATCTGCTAACATCATATCTTTTAATACTGCTGCCTCTGCTCTATTCCAAGTCATACCTCTGAGAGTAGACAGAGTTCCACCTACCCAACGTTTACCTACTTTTGTACCATCAGGTAAAGTTTCTCCAAATGTACTTGTTAAAACATTTTTCCAGAATTGATCTGATATATCTACTGCAATATTAAAACCACCTGTACCAACGTTAGCCATTGTAGTACCTAACTGAGAGGTCATAAAACCAATACGAAGAGAATCAAGTTCTCTTATAGTACCTACAACTCCTGACCATTTACCACTTGCAGCTTGTTCAAATACAGAGTTAGCTTCTATAGAAGATATACTTGATATACGAGTTTCTGCTAAAAGATCTAATGAGTTATCTAAACTTTCCTTAAGGTTCTCTTTAATTAAAAGTTCGTTGTTAACAACTCTAGGATCTAAAGCATCTTTAAGTGTTCTTGCAGACCTAAGAACTTTACCAGCCCTAGATAAATCGGATAAGAATACATAAGAAAATTGCTCATCACTTAATGAGTATTTATTTTTAATTTTATTTATAGCTTCTGTAGTTACTGATCCATTACGAATTGCATCTGCAAGAACTTGACTAACTCTTTGGTTAGGTTTAATTTTTAACATAGTTTTTAAATCAATACCAGCAGCAACAACACCTTTAATTGTACCAAGATTTAAAGAAGTTGTAAGCTCTTGATTTAAATTTCCAGTTAATATTAAACTTCTAATACCATCACCTAACTCTACAGAATCTGGATTAAGAGGATCTAATTTAATTTGTTTTTGTTTTGCTGCTAGAAGTGTTGCTACTTCTACCATATCTTCTACAGAACTTTCAAGGATAACTGAGTTAGCATTTTTAATAGTTAGATTAGCACTCTTCAAAGCTTTTCTACGTGTCTTCTCTCCGTTCTTAACTTGATTAAAGATAATTTCTTGCGCTTTGTTAGCTGACTTAGCATCCATAAAGCCACCAAGAACACCAAGAGGCAGACCAATAGCAGCTTGTATTGCACCATCTACCATAACTTCTTTTGCTGTGTAATTATAATTAGGATCAACAGTATCTCTTGTTTCTTTTTCTGCATAAGATTGTGTTAAACCTAAAGCACCTTCTAAGGCAAGAGATTGTGCGCCAGACTTTAATGCTGTACGAGTCAATCCTTTTTTAGCAAATTCTTTTACTACACTTTGAGAGACACCTTGCTCTAGCATCTTAGCCATAGTTGCTCTTATAGCTAATTGAGTTGCCTGACCACTCATTGCCCCTGCAATCTTACTACCTACACCAAATCCAAGAGTTGCTACTGTTCCTGCAGTAGAAGGAGAAGTAACAAAACCTTTGATATAATCCATAGCTGTTTCACCAAACCAAGTTCCACCACCTGCACTATTATCATAAGCAGCCATCAATCTTCCAAAGGCATATTTACCATCACGAAATTTTGAATCTCTAGCACGGGTCATTCTTGGATCTATATCAAGTATGTTACGTTTAACTCTTTTGTTACGTTTAGGGTTAGCAATATTTAAAGGGTCTGGACCTGAGTTAGCACTTTCAGTATAGTAATCTCTCTTAACATACAGTAAATCTTTAACTGCAGTGGCTTCATTTACAGCTTGGAATCTCATATGCTCAACAAAGTCATCTGCTAATTGGTCGTAACCCATTTCTTCTATTTCTTTATCAGTATAGTTATACCTACCACCAGTAAAAAAAGATTTTAAATCTTGCTGAAATGTTTCATCATCTGCAAGTTCTGTAAAATATTTATCAGTAGAATTTTCTATATATTGGGCCATTTAAACTCTTTCGGTTTATTAATGTTACTGTACTTAATTTAAATTTCCAGTTGGATCTTTTAAAAGTTCTTGTTTTCTTTTTTCTATTTCTTCTTCAGTCAAAAAAAAACTAGGCCAAACTTCTTGCTCATCTCTGTTTACAAAATCAGGATTAAGTGATTGATTAAAAGCTTCTTGAAAGTTAGTTTGTAACCAATTTATAGTATAAGGACTATCTGCCCCTTGCAAAGCAGGTTGTTGTCCTGTTCTTAAAGCAGTAGGTAAAGCATTTACTAAATCTTCTGCCTTATCAATTAACTGTATTCTACCTAGTTGTTGTCCGGGCGCACGATCTGCAGCTAAAACATGTTCAGTTATTTTATCATGTAAAGTTGCAATCTCTGGTTTTTCAAATGTAGCATATGCACCTTCAGCAGTATTGATTAAATTAAATTGAGTACCTAATGTTGCTGCTAAACCTTGAGCTAATGCAAGACGTACATCCTTTTGATCTTTCTCTGTTTGCTCTGTGCCGTAATCTAAACTAACATTAAATCTATCTACAGGTGATAATGGTTTTGTATTAACACGTAGACTTTCTATTGACTCACTAAAATCTTTTTCAGTTGTAGAATGTATAGCTCTTAGAAGACCTTCCATCTGTTCTTGTTCTGAAATAAAAGATTCACCTGCAAGACCTTCAGTTATAGCAGCTTGTAAGTCTTCATTGTTATCTACTTTAGCAGATACATAATCATTTAACATTGTCACATATGCATTGTCTATCTTCTCAGATTTTTTTAAATCTGCTATTCTAGCTAATTGATTTGATAACTGCCCACTTCTTTCTAAAGCTATAGCATTTCTTTCACTAAATCCAAGATTAACTGCTTCAGCAACTCTACCTTTTCTTTCAGATATCTTTGTCCTTTGTGCATCCATCTTCTTTAAAAGTTCTGGTAGTACAATAGACTTTGTTTTTTCAAGTTGTTCTCTTAAAAATTTATCATTGGCATCATTCCTAGCCATCCTTCTTTTATTCCAAGCGTTAGCTCCACCCCAAAAACCTAATGCCATATTACTGTCCTCTTTCCATTAGACCCTTTTTAGGTGGCCTTTCTTCTTCAACCATAGGTTCTTCCTGTACAGGTTCTTCTTCTAAAGGTTCTTCAGACATAACCTGATCTATTGATTGTCCAGATACATCTAAATCTAATTCGTCTAAACTTAAATCCTCAAACTGCGACAAGTCTTCTTCTTCTCCATCTAATTCTGGGTTACCTATTTTGTAATCAATACCTGTTGCATCTGCAATCTTAACAAGAAAACTAATAAGAGGTTTTGTAATAACTAAACTTGTATCTATACTGTGATACCCTTCTGCAACTCCACCCCTAAGAAGACCTTCAACTAAAGTTGTAAGATCAAAACCTGTTTCTAATAAACCCATTATACCTTGTAAGACTTTAGGGTCATTTAAATAATTAATGTAACCCATTAACGCTTGTTCAGGATCAGTTATTTCAGGGGGTCTTTCATAGGGAGCATTTCCCGGAGGTTTTGTTAATGACTGTCCCGGAATTGGTGCTGTATTAATCATCATTTCTTCTGCCATTTATTTATTCCTTCTTGTCACTAAAGAATTAGCAGAGTCAGGGGTAAGAAAAAGTAATGATTCTTTTGTTCGTCTTCCTGCAATATCAGTATTAGCACCACTAGCTACAATAGCTGCAGCTATCTTAGAGTTGTCTCCAGTTTTTATAGCTTCTTGGATACTCTTAGGTAGGCTACCTGCATTGTAAACAATAGATGTTAGTGCAGCTTTAGAATTATTACTGAAATCATCCCAAGCTTCACCAGATTGTTTTGCTGCTCTAGGTCCAAACTCTATTTTTATTCTACGATTTAAATCTGCTATTGCTTCTGCTTTAGTTACTGTATCACCAGCAGTAACATTAGTAACTTTACCATCTACTGTTCTAGTCCCACTACCATAGCCTACCCTAAATCCATCTTTCTTACCAGAAAGACTTTTATCAAAATAAGCTTCCCCTTTAAAACCTTCAAAAGAAATTAAAGAGTTAGCAGTAATTCTTTCCCAATTTTCATTTGTATTTTTAGTTGTTGTAGGTTTAGAAGAATTGTTTTCACCAATCATAAATCGTTCTATATCTTGAGGTGTAAATTGTAGAGCTTCATCTATAGAAGATTCATAAGATTCAATAGTATCTTGAAGACTAGCCATTGTATTATCATAAGTTTTTTTAGCACTACCTCTCATACGTTGTATGCCTATAGGATTTTCTGTGCCTGTGTACACTCTTTTATTTGACTCTACCATTATTATTTTCCCTACTTACTACTAAAAAGGCCAAAACATATCAAAAAGAAATTCTGATCTATCTTTACCTTCTTGGTATTCAACAGCTAATTTTGCTGCTTCAACATCTTTATCACCTAATAATAAACTAGTTATTCTATCTTTCTTTTTTTCTTGAGAGTTAAAGTACATATCCATCATGTCTCTTTCTCTTTGATAAATTTCATCTAAAGTTTTATTAGTAAGACCATTAACATTTTTTGCAAAGTCCATATTGTTTTGATTTTGTGCAGCAGTGTTTATTGTTTCAGTATTCTGTCTCCATACTGCATTAGCTTGGGCTATGACTAAAGCATTACTAGCATTAAACTGTACCCTTTGTTCTCTCATACTTGCATTAAATTTATTAGCTGCATTCTTTTCACCTTCTCTAAACTGAGTCATTGCATTTGTTTGACTAGTATTAAATTGGCTAACCTGAGTGCTTAAACTTTCCATGAATTGATTGGTTTGATTTTCACTAGTAGAGTTAAATTGTTTAGCTGCATTATCTGCACCAGCATCTGTTAGTATTGACTGTTGGATTGCTTGCGCTTTAAATAGTTCAGTCTGTTGTCTATTAGATAAGTTAGTCATATCCATTTGTAAAAAAGCATTAGCCTTTTGTACTGCTGCTTGCTGAACATTAGATAAATTCTGTTGATCTAACTGAGAGATAGCAGAAGCTTGTGCCATAACAAGCCCTTGTCTATTTGACAAGTTTGAAAGCTCCATAGTATTAGCAGCACGACTGTTCTCTAAAGCAATCTGTTGCTCTGCTGTAAAGTTCATGTTTGCTACATCAGAAATTTTAGATGCATTCTGAACTCTTGCTTGGAACGCCTGATCAAACTCTTGACCCATGAACGTAGCACGTTGTTGTGCTGCAAGCATAGCACGTTGTTGATTGTTTGACAAGTTCTGAGATTCAAATTGTGCAACTGTTTTTGCATCAGCCATAGCAATAGGTAATGCTGATTCCATTGTAGCCTGTATAATAGCTTGACCTGCCATAGAGGATGAGCTAAGACCTCTTGC